TTTAGCCGAAACTGTTACTATTCGGACCGATACATCCAATGCTTGGAGGTGGAGACGAATTGTCTTTCAAACCAAGGCACCTTTACCCATTTCAACCGACGCCCTTACCTATTACCGAGTCGCCCAGGGTGATTCATTTATGTACCAACGCGCCAATACCGCTCTTCCGTTCACCGATGTGGCCCAGATGTACGAATACTTGTTTCGTGGTCTTGGCCTTAATGCGGTATCTGCGATACCCCAAGATTGGTTGGACCCCATTACCGCACCAATCGATACTGTGCGTGTGAAAGTTATGTATGATAAGGTTACTAGGATATCAAGTGGGAATGATGCAGGAGTGGTACGTACGTACCGCAGATGGCATCCAATGAACGGCAACTTGCATTACAATGATCAGGAGTTTGGAGGTGTTCTTTCTAGCAGTGCAATTTCAACAGAGACTAGACTCGGTATGGGCAATGTTTACGTGGTGGACATGTTTGCTGGAAATTCAGGTGATACAGGGGATAATTTGGATTTCCTTCCTACTTCTACTCTCTATTGGCACGAAAAATAGGGCTGTCTACAGCCACAAAAATACAATTTGCATTCATCCAGTCCACATCAGCCTGAAGCATATCATCCCGTGGATCCGTGTTACTTAGCCAAATTGAGGGTTTACCCCATTTAACCAGTTTAGGCTCCCTGTAAAGACATTTTACAGTAACCCATGCCTGACATCCCAACCATTCCTTGAACGAAGGAAAAAACTTGATTCCCCCCCTGATGTCATCAAACACGGCGTATTCCACGTCTCCAACCTTGAGACACTCATTTCCGGACACCAGTCCGACGCAGTAGATATGCTTGCCAAGAGATCGAGCCCACAAAGTCTTTCCGGTGCGAGACTCTCCGTAGACACAGATGGACTTACATCTACCTAATATCGTTAGTACGGTTTATCTAACAACCCAAGCTAGACTTTGATAATTCCGCCCTCGAGTCGCGAGCACGGGGGGGGCGGGGGTTGGCCCCTCCGGGGGCCCCCCCCAAGCGCAGCAAGACGACGGGCACGACAATCAGGAAAATTACTTACCTACAATCGGTTCTGCCAGTCCGATACCAGACTGTAGTAACCATTCATCTCTCCCATCAACATCTCCTCGGATAAACTCAAGTCCGACTGGTGACTCATAACAGGGAGGGTCAACTGCAAATTTCCAGTCGGCGTACTTTTGGAGGGCGGGGAAATTACAAGCCGCACTCTTAGGATCCAGTTCATGAACCAAACTCCAAAACGATTCTCGATCGACAGCTCCCGTGATCGCAGTCCACTTGTCAACAGTCGAAGAATTTCCACTTCCGCGCTCCAGTGGCCGGTCAAGACTTTTGAACACGACGTCTCCATCTTTGATCGCATAGTCGTAACCTTTTTCCGGTGTTCCTTTAGAAGGGCTAATGTTGGGGTGGTGACCTTCCACATCGAACACATTAGCACGTCGGAATCGCTTCTTTCGCCCAAAATCGACAAACACGTGGAGATGAATTCCTCCATCCTCGTGATTTTCTCGTCCAATGACACAGCTGAATCCAGCATCCTGAAGCTTTCCTCCAACAAGGTCAGGGGACAAGGCTCCGCATTGAGCGTAGGTGAGCAGAGCATATCGACAGTGTAGATCGAAAGACATGTGATCTGAGAAAAGTCCCTGGGCAAACTAATGTTATAGCCCAGGGACGGAGGGACACTTCGTACCTACTTATACCTGCCCCGCCCCCCCTCCTTCGGACTTCGGACATCAGAATGGATCCGAATCAACTCACCGACTTTTCCCGCCAAGATCCCCCCTCTTCTCAACCATCCAATGGCGTACGCACGGTCACGCTCCTCCAGGTCTCGGGGAAGAAGGCCCTACAGGAGTATCGGGAAAAGAGGAGGTTACAACAAGAAAACAAGGAAAACATACCGCCGATCCTACACAAGGAAGAGGCCTTCCACCAGGGTGACGACAAGAAGGATACTGAATACGTCGTCAAAAAAGAAACGGGACACCATGATACCGGGAAACACTTTCCCGCCTAGTTTAGGCAACGTCGGATCACTTACCGTGTCTTCTGACACACCTGCAATGACTGTGTGGCTTGCCACTGGTCGACAACTCCGGGAAACACGAGACCAAGAGGCCACCGTGTCTTCTAAAAATAATCGAGAGTCATCTATCTGTTATATGAAGGGTTTAGCCGAAACTGTTACTATTCGGACCGATACATCCAATGCTTGGAGGTGGAGACGAATTGTCTTTCAAACCAAGGCACCTTTACCCATTTCAACCGACGCCCTTACCTATTACCGAGTC